CGAGGTCGAAGCTGGGGCTGTCGCGGTGCAGCATGTCAGCCAGCTCGTCGTACCACTGTTCGCTGAATTCGCAGCGTTCGTAGCCCTTGAACCATGGGCCGCCGAGCGTGAAGTGGACGATCTTGGCGTTGGGGTTGCGTTCGTACTCGCCTACGAGGTGGTTCCATTCGGTGCCCAACTTGCCGACTTCCTGCGCCCACTTGAATTGGTGCAGGTACATCGCTTCGGCGGTGTTGACGACTTGCGGCGTCAGGTTCTTGACGCAGCTCCGATGGCCGTTGAACACCATCAGCGACGACCAATTCTTGCAGGGATAGGGTTGCTGGACTTGGCCGAGGAACTTCGTTTCGTCGCGCGGCGTGTAGTCATGCTGCACAACGAGGACATCGCGGTACAGGTTCGCGCCCTTGTGTGCGAGGTCAGCGAGTTCGCAGATGTCGGTCAGGCACAGCATGTCGCAGTCCATGAAGATGCTGACTGCGTTCTCGTCTGCCAGCGAGGGCGTCAGAAACCGCGAGTATGTGAAGTCCGTCGATTGCATGGGCGAACGTACACGCTTGTAATCCGGCAGCAGCGGGAGAGCGAGCGGTACGATAGCCACCGGACGACTCGCACGACGCAGAATCGAGTGCGCGAGTACGTGAAAAGCGATGGATTCGCGGTGGTCATAGCCGATGGCGACGGTCAGCACGGTCATTCTCCCACGACAACGGTGATGATGGGCGTGCAGACAACGATGATGCCGCCGCCCATGTCCTGAAACTGGCGGATGTCGAAGAACTGCATCAGGCGTTCCAGCCACCAATTGCCTTGCTCTTGGATCAGGTGCGCGTTGCGACCATCAGGCAGCACCTTCGAGGCCGGGCGCGTTGCGATCTGGAAGAAGACGCCCTTCTTCGTGAGGTCGCGGATGTCGCGAAGGACGCCTTCAACGTGCTCCGGTTCGATGTGCTCCATGACATCGGTGCAGACAACGAGGTCCGCTGGCACCGGGCGCTTCGAGTATTCCTCGACAAAGGGGTCGTAGTTCTGGATCGGGAAGGGGATCGACTTCTGGAGCGTGGCCTTGCCGCAACCGTAGTCGAGGATGTCGCGCGTGTTTAAACGCTGCGCGAGGCCGAGCACGTTGTCGGAGTAGCGCTGTCCGCTGACGCCGTAGTCGGGGCGTGCGAGGTGGAACTGGCGTTGGATTTCAGCGTATTCGGGAGAGGCATTCATTTGATGGCTCCAATCAGCTCTTGAAGTTTCGCAGAGACTTCCGCAACAACAGGCGTCCAATCCGTGCTGCCTTGCTCTTGTCGGAAAAGGGTAACGGTGCGTCCGTACCATGGCATGTAGTCGAGGTCAAGACGATACCGCCAAGCTGGACGCGAAGGCGTGAGTACCCAAGTGGGCACACCCATTGATCCGGCAAGGTGAACAACGCTGGTACAGACAGTAATGACCAAATCGAGGTTGGCGACAAGGGCAGCGGTGTCGGCGTAGTGGGGAGATTGAACCGCATCGTTGAATTGGTGAATCTTGATGCCATGCTTCGCCTCGAATTCGCGAATCTCGTCGGAGCACTCCGTATATTGGAGCGAAATGAAGTCGGCGTCCTGCTGGAGAATCGGCAGGAGCTGTTCGAGGTGGGCACTGCGAACCTCAACGCGCGTGCGCTTGTGACCGCCGATCCACGAAATGCCGATCTTCGGCCGCTGCGACAGTGCGCTTAAACGCGCGCACCACCGGGCTTCGTCTTCCACCTTGGGCTTGATGTAGGGCGTGCCGGGGAAGCTGTCGATGTTCGGGCGCAGCAGACGCGGCAGCGAGCCAATCGCGATGCGCGCATCGAACGGATAGCGATTGGTCTTGTCCTGCTTCACCGGCCATGTGAGCATTTCATCTTCGCGCGTCGGGTAGATGTCGATGCCGGGGAACGAGTTCGCGAAGAGCGTGTGCAGCTTCTTGTGGCAGTCGAACACGACTTGCTTCGAGCAGGCGATCAGGTCAGGCAGGCACGATGCGAACATGATTTCGTCACCGATGCCTTGCTCGCCGTAGACGACAACGACCTTTCCCGGCTCGCCGTTCCACGCTGGCAGCGGCGTCAAGGTGTAGTTGCGTTCGGCGCGGACCTTCGCGGCCATGCCCGCGTCATAGGTCGCCCAGCCCTGTTCGTAGTCGCCAAGTTCGAGGTGCGCCAGCGACTTGTTCCATGCGGCCTGCGGATGGCCCGGCGTGAGTGCAAGGGCGAGGTCGAGGTGTTCGAGCGCCTTCTGCGGAGAGCCCTCGTTGATGTAGAGGGTGCCGAGGTTGTTCTGGATGTCGGCGTTGAGCGGGATGCCCTCTTGCGCCTTCAGGAAGTATTCGCGTGCCTCTTCGGTCTTGTTCTCATGCTTGTAGCAGGTGCCCAGCGCGTTCATGATTTCCGCGCGCTTCGTCGCGGCGAACGACCGCAGGGCTTCGGGATCGTTGGTTTTCGGCACCACCCCGAGTCGTTTAAACGCGGGGACGACTTGATCGAGCCCGGCCAGCGCCTGTTCGAGCAGGGCGGCAGCGAGGCCGTTGCGCTCCATGGCGGCGTAGTTCATGCCGAGGGAGGCCAGCAGGACCGGGTTGCCGAAGTCCGCGTTCAGAAGCTCAAGGTACAGCTTCTCGGCTTCCTTGAAGCGGCCTTGCTTGTCCAGCTCCGTCGCGTTGTAGTAGGGGTTCTGTGCGGCCGGATTGGCGCGGGGAAGGCCGAGGACACCGGGGTTGTCCAAGGTCATGTTGATCGGGAAAGGCTGGTCGGCCATGCTCGGACTCCTATTCGGTAGGAGGGAGTATAGCCGATTCGCTGCTTAATTAGCAGGGTGCTCGGCCCCAAGGGCGTGCCAGAATTCGTGCCCGAGGATTTCGAGCCGGTAGTGGTCGTTGAAGGATCGCGGCTCGGCAGCGTAGATCGTCTTCGTGACCGGGTTGTAGCAGCCGACGATGATGCCCTCATCGTTGGGATCGCGACCCATCAGCTTCGAGCACATATGGTTGACCGCGTTGAGCGAGGGGAGCCACACGACGCGGACGAACACAGCCTTGCGCGTGGACTGCGCATGGTCGGGATACTGCGCGGCGAACGCTGGCAGCAGCGCAAACAAAAAGGCTACCCCGAAGAGTAGCCTCTTGATCGTGAGCACGATGCGCTCCGTTACGCGCCGTTGTTCAGCGTGTAATCGACAACGAGCGTCAGCTTCGTTTCGGCCGCAGGGGTCGAAATGGCAGCGACAACGATGTCGATGGTGTCTTCCACGCTGTACGAGCGGCCGACGCCACGATACGGCATGGAGGTCTGGAGCACGGCCGAGCCCGAAAGCACGACCGAAGCACCGTAGGCCGAGGTGTCGTTGCCGTCACCGATGTTGGCGGTGATGACGCCCGCCGAAGCGGAGTTCGCGATTGCGACACGCGACACGATGGCCCCGACCGGCACGCGCAGCATCTGCACAACGTCGCCCGCCGAAGCGGAAGCGGTGAAGGCATACTGGATGACGCGCGTGATCGTACCGGTGATGTGGTGGATCGCTTGGACGCCAGCTTGGGCGGCAGTTGCGGTAAAGGTCGCCATGATCAGTCTCCCGATTACGAGGTCGTGTGCTCTTGGGCGAACGTCCGCATCGTGATCGTCGCGAAGTCCGAGCCGTTGTAGACCATCTTCTTCAGGCCCGAAATGCAACCGGCTGCAACACCGAATTGGTTTTCGTAGTCGAAGTAGTCTTCAACCCACTCGTAACGTTCAGGCGAGTGACCGCGACCGAAGGCCGCACCGCACGCTTGCGCGCCACACATGACGGCAATCCGGCCCGCTTCCGCCGACAGGGCGTTGCCAGCCGAGAAGGCAGGAACGCGAGTCGAGGCGTGCAGGATGACGCCGTTGTATTCCCCGAGAGCGCCCGTGTAGATCGGGTTCTTGGAGATTTGCCCACCTTGCATCGCGGCCTTCTGGATGTCGAACCATTGGCCGGTGGAGGTGTTGGTACGCATGTCCGTCACCTGATACGGGTGCAGGAACGCCACGTACTTCGCTTCGCCGTTCACCATGATCGGGCGGATCGGCACTGCCAGCGTCTTGGCCTTTTCGACCGCGACATCGAGCAG